AGTTTTTCGGTGATTTCCGCCACCGGATACTGCGCCTGCGCTACCGCCATCCCGTACCCCGGCGTAATAATGACGGAGTGGGAGTTTTTCAGCATCTCAGCGGTCTCTTCCGCCGTAATTTCGCGATGTTCGCCAGCTTCCTGATCGTCGCCCGTTGAGGAGCCGTCAGTACCGAACCCACCAGCAATAACGCTGATGAAAGAGCGGTTCATCGCTTTACACATAATGTAAGACAGGATCGCGCCTGACGAACCGACCAGCGCGCCGGTCACAATCAGCAAATCGTTGCTCAACATGAAGCCAGCCGCCGCGGCAGCCCAACCGGAATAGGAGTTCAGCATTGAAACAACCACCGGCATGTCCGCCCCGCCGATAGAAGCGACCAGATGCCAACCAAACGCCAGCGCGATAATGGTCATCAGCAGTAGCGCCAGAACCTGTAGACCCACGCTTTCGGTACGAACAAAAACCAGCAGCAACAGGAAAGAAACAACCAGCGCCGCCAGATTCATTTTGTGACGGTTAGGCAACATCAACGGCTTAGAAGAGATTTTGCCGCGCAGTTTACCAAACGCTACGATCGATCCAGTGAAAGTGACTGCGCCAATAAAGATACCGAGGAAGACTTCGGTCAGATGGATATTCACCAGCACCGGCGCCAGACTGGCGTCATGGTACAGATAGCTGTTAAAGCCAACCAGTACCGCCGCCAGGCCCACGAAACTGTGCAGAATCGCGACCAGCTCCGGCATCTCGGTCATCTCAACTTTTTTCGCCATGCGGATGCCAATCGCGCCGCCAATAATCATGGCGACCAGAATCCATGCCACGTTGCCGGTATCCGGCCCGAAAATGGTCGCCAGCAACGCGATCGCCATCCCGGCAATACCGAAGTTATTCCCCTGGCGGGACGTTTCATGCTTTGAAAGCCCGGCAAGACTGAAAATAAACAGGATCGCGGCAACAATGTATGCAGCTGTAACTAATCCTCCAGACATGTGTTACCCCTTAGTTTTTCCGGAACATTTTCAGCATACGCTGAGTCACGGTGAAGCCACCGAAAATATTAATGCTGGCGATAAGCACCGCGATAAAGCTCAGGAAGCTGACCCAGCCGCCCTGACCAATTTGCAATAATGCCCCGACAACAATAATCCCTGAAATTGCGTTGGTCACCGACATTAATGGCGTATGAAGCGCATGAGACACGTTCCACACCACGTAATAACCAACCACGCAGGCGAGCGCAAACACGGTAAAATGGCCGAGGAACTCTTTTGGCGCGACATCGGCCAGCCAGCCAAAAAGAATGATCGCCAGCGCCATTAACGCATACTTCCGCCAGGGGGAAGCGGGCTTTTCCGGCTCTTTTGGCGCAGGTGCTGCTTTAGGCGCGGCCTGTGGCTGCGCGGAAACCTGGATTGGCGGCGCAGGCCAGGTAATGTCGCCGTCACGAATCACCGTCACGCCACGGATCACGACATCGTCAAAATCCACGTCAATATTGCCGTCTTTCTCTTTGCACAGCAGCTTCAGCAGGTTAACCAGGTTGGTGCCATAAAGCTGGGATGACTGCGTCGGCAAACGCCCCGGTAGATCGGTGTAGCCAATCACTTTTACGCCATTGTCCGTCGTCACAACCTGATTGGCGACGGTATATTCGCAGTTACCGCCGTTCTGCGCGGCCAGGTCGACAATCACGCTGCCGGCCTTCATAGAATCGACCATATCGCGGGTAATCAGCTTCGGCGCAGGTTTGCCCGGAATCAACGCGGTGGTAACAATGATATCGACTTCTTTGGCCTGGGCGGCAAAGAGCGCCATTTCCGCTTTGATAAACGCCTCGGACATCACTTTGGCGTAACCATCGCCGCTACCGGCTTCCTCTTTAAAATCCAGTTCGAGGAACTCAGCCCCCATACTCTGGACCTGCTCTTTGACTTCAGGACGAGTGTCAAACGCGCGGACAATCGCCCCCAGGCTGTTTGCCGCGCCGATAGCCGCAAGACCGGCAACGCCCGCGCCAATCACCATCACCTTCGCCGGCGGCACTTTCCCGGCGGCAGTGATTTGCCCGGTAAAGAAGCGCCCAAATTCATGCGCGGCCTCTACAATGGCGCGATAACCCGCGATATTCGCCATTGAGCTTAACGCGTCGAGCGACTGCGCGCGGGAAATACGCGGCACGGAGTCCATCGCCATCACCGTAACCTTACGTTCGGCAAGTTTCTCCATTAACCCAGGATTTTGCGCAGGCCAGATAAAACTGACCAGCGTAGTCCCGGGGTTCAGTAAAGCGATTTCCTCTTCTTCAGGCGCATTAACCTTGAGAATAATTTCCGATTGCCAGATAGCATTGCCGTCTACAATATCCGCGCCAGCCTGCGCAAACGCTTTGTCGTCAAAACTTGCCAGTTGACCCGCCCCGCTTTCGATAGCGACGCTAAACCCCAGCTTCAGTAGCTGCTCTACCGTTTTCGGCGTCGCAGCGACACGGGTTTCATTGGGTAACCGCTCTTTTGGTATGCCAATTCGCATAAATGTTCCCTTCCATCGGTATTTTTGATGATGGTTTGTCAGTAAGCGCGAGAAGCGTACGCCTGCCCGCGTTTGAGGTAAATGTTACCCCAGCAGAATAAAACCGTTACAAACTCTCTATAACCTACTGAAAATAACGCCTGTGATCTAGCGCCAAAAAACAGAATTTTTTATCAAATTTACAAAACATGAACGATTCAGCCGCTAAGCAGCCATAATGCCTTGAAAATGGCCTGCGAGGGCTGATAATTCGCTCAAATTTGACAGCAAAACATCATTAAACCCCTGGCGAGATCAAGAAATTAACATTAAATTAACTTATTAAATTTATGCGCTTCATTAGCTTAGCCGCCCGGACGCCGTTTTTTTCGACATATCAGTAAATGTTATCATCAAAGATAGGATACATGACACGATGCGTGAAAAATCCCGCAGACATCCATATGGTTTAAATGCAATAATCAGCCACGTTTCTAGTCAATAACAATACCAGTACCTGGTTTGCGCAAGGCAAAGGATTATTTTTATGAAGCTTAAGAACACTCTCCTGGCGTCGGCTCTGCTTTCTGCGGCTGCTTTTTCTGTCCATGCAGCAACAGAACTGACGCCGGAGCAAGCGGCTGCACTAAAACCTTATGACCGCATCGTTATTACCGGTCGTTTTAATGCTATTGGCGATGCGGTCTCCGCCGTGTCCCGCCGCGCAGATAAAGAAGGCGCAGCCTCCTTCTATGTTGTCGACACCTCGGAGTTCGGCAACAGTGGTAACTGGCGTGTTGTGGCGGACGTGTATAAAGCCGACGCGCCGAAAGCCGACGCGCCCAAAAATCGTGTCATTAATGGCATCGTGGAATTACCGAAAGACCAGGCCGTACAATTAGAACCGTATGACACCGTCACCGTTCAGGGCTTCTACCGTAGCCAGCCGGAAGTTAACGATGCCATTACGAAAGCGGCGAAACAAAAAGGCGCATACGCTTTCTATATTGTTCGTCAGATAGATGCGAATCAGGGCGGAAACCAACGCATCACTGTATTTATCTATAAACAAGATGCGAAAAAACGCATCGTCCAGAGCCCGGACGCTATTCCGGCAGACTCTGAAGCTGGCCGTGCCGCGCTGGCTCAGGGCGGCGAAGCTGCGAAGAAAGTCGAAATTCCAGGCGTCGCCACGTCAGCCTCGCCGAGCGCCGAAGTAGGCCGTTTCTTCGAAACGCAATCCTCCAAAGGCGGGCGTTACACTGTCACACTTCCGGATGGCACAAAAGTTGAGGAGCTGAATAAAGCGACGGCTGCGATGATGGTGCCTTTCGACAGCGTTAAGTTCACCGGCAACTACGGCAATATGACAGAAATCTCCTACCAGGTCGCCAAACGCGCGGCGAAGAAAGGCGCTAAGTATTATCATATTACGCGTCAGTGGCAGGAGCGCGGTAATAACATCACCATCAGCGCCGACCTCTATAAATAAGGCGCGCGTCGCCATCAGGTGATTAGACTTGAGATAAATGACAGGGAATAAGTGAGATATTTATGGGAAGAACTGGGTCAAAATGGGAAGAGACCAGGAGGAATATGCAATAACCTTACAGTATGTGAAAATCAGACCGGCCCGAACAAAAACAGAACTCGCGCCAGCCTGATTGCAGATATTACTCTTTTTTCTCCGTATCTACATCGGGTTCATCAGCAAATAGCTTGCCCTGCATCCGATCCAGTTCTTCTTTTCTTACCCGCTTAACCACGCTGTAGACCCACTGAAGCGAAACACCAAATTTGCGGGCCAGTTCATGGTGGTTACGTCCGTTAAACTCCCTGAAGATTTCCCGGTCGCGCTGACTGACCTTCCATACCATGCCCATCGGGAAATAAACGTTTTGCCCGCCCCAGACCTGCATCATGCGGTTCGCGACGGCCTGACCAATCTGGTCGGCAATTGCGGGCTCAATATCAATAATCTCGCGAACGGTCTCAGAGGTATGCTGTGCCAGTTCCACCAGGAGTTCCGGCCCTTTACTTCGAAACTGATTCAGGTCGCTCATGTTTTACTCCCGCAGCTCTGCGCTGCCACTTCTTCAGTTTCTCAATAACACTGCTTGCCTGTTCAGTATTGAGCCAGCGCAGGGCGCTGATGCCCGTTTCCCGCTTGATCCACCGCGCTAATGCATTTTCTGAACGGTCACGAACAATGCCGGCAGCAGCCATTTCAAGCCATAGCGCACGGATTTTCCTGGATTGCGGATGGTTATCCAGCGGTAAACCGGAGCTGGCTTTTCCTGCAGGCCTAACGCGAAAGCCTTTCCTTTTCATGGATTCCAGCACGCAGTTTAGTTGTGTGGTATCCATTCCTTTGGTTGAGGCTTTACCGGTCAGCCCCTGTAACATCTGGCGGTAGGTGTCTTCATCCATACCCAGTTCATTACGGGCAATATGAATGAGCTGGATAAGACGTTGTTTAGTCATCATTGTTGCTCCTTCTGCCTGCATCACCGATATAATCGACATATAAAGGAAGTGCCACAGGCCAGCACAGGAACATCACCGACCAGCTAATCCAGTAACCGGCACCACTGTAACGTGAATAAAACCCTGAACGGCGGTGCAGTTCAGCAGTACACCAACCGACAAAACAATACCAGAACAGGGCACATACAACAGATTCAGTCGTCATTCTGAATATCCCCCCAACTGATATGAATATTACGGGCAGCAATGACAGGGTCTTTATTCCACCATGCACCTGACATGTATTTTTCAACCTGTTCGCGTCCGGCAATAACACCAATTGTGATCCCCGGCCTGACGTTCTTAAAAAAGGCGCGGGCAAAAAGGTATCTGGCAGATATTCGGCAGGCTTTTAATTTCCGGCTGTTACCTGATAACGTAATCATCTGGCCTCCAGTTTCTGCTGTTCCCGCCCACTGACCGGTCGGTGCAGTCTGACGTTCTGCCCTTCTCGAAACCCCGCATAGCGCGAGGCGTCGCCATTGCGACTTCTTCCCGGTTTACGCGCCCTGGTGGTTTGCGTCTGCGGGTATTTATGTTCCAGCCACTGCTGCATCAGTTCACGTTCGTCATCGGTCAGGGCGAAGGACTGTATTTCACTGATAACGGCCAGCACCCAGCCTTCAGCAAACTGGTCTCCACGGCTGGTGCGGGTGGCGGTTTTTATTCTTTTGTTCTGTGCACTGATATACTGCTGACGCGCCTTTTTCAGCTGACGGGCCAGCACTTCCCAGGTGTACGCGGCCAGTGCGGCCCGTTCCCGGTTGCCGTAGAACCCCACACCCGGATATGTGCCGGGGTGAATGATGGAGTTAACACCAAATGCCTCGCGGATGATGTTCATCAGGCCCAGCATGTAGCGCGGCGGACGGAGGCTGCCTGTCGGCCAGTAGTGACTGATGGTTTCATCAATATCACTCATGGCGATGTCGGAATGTGTGATGCCGTGAACATCCATCAGTTTACGGGCGCGGCGCAGTGCCAGAGCAGCCTCATGCGGGTTGCCGGATGCTGCCAGCGCCAGCAACTTTTTCAGTTTCTCAATGTGCTTATCCTGGTCTGTCATTGTTCAGTATCTCCGGTATTTTTTTGCTGTTCCCATGCCCGAACAGCGTCGGACAGCTCTTTCAGGCTGTATGCTGCTTTAAGCTTTTCCCATAACCACTGCGTCACCACGTGGGTCAGCAGGGCAACCAGGGCGAATCCGGCGCAGATGCACACGGCTATACCAGTAAGCAGGAAAGCCCATACCACAATTTCCATAATGGTGTCAGTCACTGGTACCTCCTGTGGTGGTCTGGTCAGGTGCGGCGTGTGTCCTGTGGTATTTCCTGAACCAGTGGTACAGGGCAGCCAGTTTTCTGTCGATAACTTCAGTTTCCCTGTTGAAGTATTCCTGTGCCTCTTTCTCCTCTTGCGGCGGCAGTTCGCCCGGCCCACACAGGGTGTTGTAAATCCACGCCATGCCGTTCCTGGCATCACCGGTGGCCCGCCACTCAATCACTGCAGCTTTCATGACGACCAGATTGCGCCCGAAGTACAGGTCCACCTCTTCAAATCTCTTGCGCAGGTATTCGTTTTCGTCTTCCAGTACCCGAATACGCTGTGCAGCATCTTCCGGCGTCAGTTGTGGCGTCTGTTCGGTGCGGTTCATATGATTTCTCCGGTGTATGTGACGCCCAGCCGTGCGGCAAGGCGTTCCAGTTTTTTCTGTTTGTGGAAGTCAATCAGCCGGTCCATTCCCTGAAGGCGCAGCTGCTCTGTCATGATTTCCACGTCTGCCAGCTCTGCCGCGAGGTCACTTTCGCTGCCCTGTCCGTTCAGGTTGCGGGCGGCACTGGCCGCCAGTTCAGCGGCCTCTTCTGTCAGTTTCAGGGCCTGTGCGTCCGGCCCGAAACGCTGCAGGGCCAGACGGTAGAGGGCGGTGCGGGTGAGTTCGGTGTTCCGTGTCATGCCGCGCCCTCAGTGCTTCCGGCTGACGGTGATGTGCAGGCCGCCTTCTGCAGTGGTTTCCATCCGGTACGGCACCTCGTTCTCTGCCGTGTGGGTGAGTGTGTTCACCAGTACCTGCAGTGCAGCCGCCTTTCCGTTGGTCGCCACAATGGCCTGCGTGGCCATGCTGATTAGCGCCGTCAGGACGTGCTTCACATCGGTGAGGTCGCGGCATTCACACTCGTTGACATAGTGTTCAACAAGGGCGCGGGTACGCTGGCGTGCTTCCTGTGGGGTAATCATTGCGCGTCCTCCCTGTCAGGGCGGGAGAATTCCATGACAGGCACGTCTGCCGAAAAATGCTGGCTGCAGTACGGGCAGACCAGGGTGACGCGTACCGCAGGGATGTGGTATTTACCGGACATCACGGCGATGGCGCTGTGAAAACGCAGGGCTGTTATATCCCTCTCGCACTGAATACATTTAAATATCATAATTTAATTCTCCTCTGTTTCCAGCGTGCAGAAGCCCACGGCGCTGACGCCGGAATAAAAAAGAAAATGTTTTTATTAAATAATTAACGTGGTGTGTTTACTGCACATCCTGCTCAAAAGGAATTATTGAAAAATCCTCAATGTCGCTTTTAATGGAAATACCGGGAATATTTTTCACGGCCTCTTTTTCATTCAGGATAGCGTCTTTATTTATTTCCTCTTTTACACGAATAAAGCGCTCAAGCCCCAGACGTCTCAGTAGTTCAATAACATTATCCGCTCCGCGAATGCTGACTGACGGCGGGCGGTTTCGCCACTACACCTCGCCGGTGGTGAGGTTAGCAAACTTCACCTTCCCGTTGCCGGTCAGTTCATCACGGTGTGCCTCACACCATGTCTGAATACCGGACTGCAGTTCGGCCATGCGTTTTTTCAGGCTCTCGGTGAGCGGGGCATAACGTGCGGTGATATCGCCAATGGCGTCATTCATTTCTGTTTCAGCCCTGACCAGTTCACGGTGTGCGTCACCGAGCAGTCTGATGCCCTCAATGACCTCTTCACGTGTCCCCGGCACCCAGAGTGCTGCTGCGGCCTTGATACGTTTTGCACCTTTTGTACTTTTTGCCATTTTTTATGATTTCTCCAGTTGTGCTGATTACCACAAAGATTCCGGCCACACGACGCGACAGCCGTGCAGTTCGAAAACGCCCTGACGGAAATATCCCCTGTGGTCATGTCCGGTATACAGATAACAGGCCTTTCCCTGCTCAAGCATGCGCATGCAATGCGCACTCCTGGAAACGCGGATGACAGGTTTGTTACCCCTGATGGTGATGCTTTGTACATCCGTGTTCGTCGCCTTAAGCGCCATAATGGCTGACTGCACTTTACTGATTTGCTGGTTGATACCTGTGGTGGATTTCATTATTAAACCCCTTTGACAACGTCAGCGTTGACCTGTGGAACCCCGATTTCAGCGGCCAGATTCATGGCGGCTATTACCAGGTTACTGACGGCCAGCGGATACAGCAGGCTGACCATATTTTTACGATGACTTCCCGGATTGCTCAGGCGGGTACGTATGGCATCCACTGCGCTGGCGTCCATAATGTCCGTCAGTTGTTTACCGGCCCGTTGCAGTTTGAACGTCAGAAATTCTTCAAGGTGATTGTCCAGAGGCAGAAGTTCGACCACCTCACAGCGCTGAACGACTTCGCGGACTTCCATGTTGCGTTCAGAGAGTTTTGTCGCCAGTTCCGGCTGGCCAATCAGCACGATGGACAGCAGCTTTTTGAAACCGGACTCCAGCTCAAAAAAGCGTTTGAGGTGTTTCAGTGTCGGAATGGGCAAACTGTGAGCCTCCTCAATCACCAGAACGTGGCTGAACCCCGCCTGGTTGCTGTCTTTCAGGACGCGATGCAACTGGCGAAAGCGGGCGTCCTGACTGCGTCTGATGCTTTCCAGTGGTGCGATGGTACTGATAATGGCTTCGGCAATCGCTGCTGCCTTCAGAGTTTTCCCTTTCACATCGTTGTCTTCCATAGCGATGATGTATGGCTCGATAACAATCACTGGCGCATTCTCGCGGTTGATACGTTCAGTCAGGTCACGGCGCAGCGTGGATTTACCCGCACCGGACTCACCGATGACGGCCATAAACCCACCATGACGGGCTGTCTGGTACAACGCCTCACGCACGTAGCGAATGTCTGGTGTGGTGAACACATCATCAGAACCCTGCATGGCTTCGTCGGCGAACGGGTCACGGAAAAGACCAAACGCTTTTTTGGTTGCTGGAAATAACACCTGTTTTTTGAGTAACATATTCTCTTCCTCACTGAGGCTCGTTTTATCTGTGGTACCCGCTGTACGGGGCGTGGCCGCGCCCTGTACAGCATCAAAACTCTTCGCTGTATCAATCCCCTGACTTTCCAGCCAGGACGCAAGACGCCGGCGCACTTCTCCGGGGCTGGTGCGGGGCCACGCGTTATGATTCACAATCTGGGCCAGCGTGGCCTCAGAAACATCGACAGCTCTCGCCACCACCGCCTGTGGAATACGGGCCTCTTTCAGTTGCTGCTTCAGTACCAGCATGTTTCCCTCCTCAGTTGCCGTTAACAATGCTGATAACGCTGCTGCGGGCCGGCGTGGTCAGC